AGGAGGGACGCGGCTCACTCAGGCTGAGTGTGGACGGCAAGGGCGTGAACTTCGAGTTCGACGCTCCCAAGTGTGACATCGGCGACCGTGCGCTGGAACTGGTACGCACGGGCGTTTACAGCGGATGCTCCTTCGAGTTCATCCCAGACCAGTACGAAGTGGAGGAGCGCGGTGCCGACAAGGAAGTGCGCATCACCCACAAGCGTTTCAAGGCCATCACGGCACTGACCATCGGCATGGACCCCGCATACCGTGCCACACAGGTCAACGCCCGCGAGTTGTGGAACGAGACCCCGACCGCCAAGCGTGAGGCCGAGGAAGCCAAGCGCAAGGCCGACGAGGAAGCCCGGCTCCAGCAGGAGCGCGAACGCCACGAGAAGGAACTGGCGCAGGAGCGCGAGAAAATCAAGATGCTGCAAGAGCAGCGTCGCCGTGAGATGGAATTAGACAACTTCAATTATTAACCCCTTAAAACGTTTTAGGACATGAAGAAAAAGTTTGAGAACGTCGAAGCCGCTCTGGCATACCAGCGCGAGCTTTCCGACAAACTGGGCGTGGTCGAGAACGACCTGCTCAACCGTGAGTTGACCGACGAGGACCGTGCTGCCAAGACCGCAGAGCGCGAAAGCCTCGAAGTAGAGTACAAGGCCGTGGAGCGCGAGTCGAAGATGCTGCTCAACGAGAAGCAGAACCGCTCGCTGACCTCTGCCCCGAAGGTGGACGTGAACACCCAGCTGCGCGAGTTCATCAAGACCGCCAAGAAGGGTGACTCCTTCGTGCTGCCTCTCAACCGTGAGGCCATCAGTACCGCCAACACCACCGACTACGTGCAGGGCATCACCGTCGTTGACCTCATCGACACCGAGCGCAAGGACGACGACATCCTGCTGACAGCCGGTGTGCCCATGACAACGGGCGTGGTAGGCAACAAGATTCAGTGGGCCTTCGCCGGTGGCGTGGAAGCCGTCTTCGCCAACGAACTGGCAAAGACCACCGAGCGCAAGATCTCGCTCGACAAGCAGACACCTATCCAGAACCGCCTGACCCTGCGCGTCCGCGTCAGCAATCAGGTGCTGGAGAACTCTGCCTTCGACCTCCAGGGCTACATCGTGACCCACGTCGCCAACGCTCTGCGCGACAAGATCAACTGGGCCGCTGCCTCTACCACCAAGGCCACCGAGACACTGTACGGCGGTTTCGCACAGAATGCCGAGCAGGGCACCTACGGCCAGGCTGGCTACGTGCCCGGCAAGCAGACAGGCACCTACACCACGCTGACCAAGGAAGTCGCTGCTGAGATGATTGGCAAACTCGCCTCTCGTAACATCAAGCTCGACAACGTGGTATTCGTGATGGGTGCTGCCGACTTCTGGCTGGCCAAGGTCACTCCGCTGGATGCAGGCTCAGGCATCATGCTCATTGGCAACGACAACCGTCTGCTGGGCATTCCCGTCATCGCCAACAACGCCATCAACCGTGCCACCCAGAAGGGTGCGCTCGAGGGTCACAACATCGGCCTGGGCAACTTCAAGTACCTGCCCACCATGCAGCACGGCAACATCCGTCTCTCGATTGATGCCACCTCTGCACTGGCAGCCGACACCGACGAGGTGATCGTGACCATCAACGCCGACTTCTCGATGACCGTGCTGAAGGACGGTGCCGACGGCTTCGTGGTCTACAGCAAGACCGGCTCCAGCAGCAACGAGATTGGCGACTAACACTCTCACATCAAGTTCATAGTTCTTGATAATCGGCCCCACGGTGAGGATGCGGAGGTCACAGCCCGCACACCGTGGGGCTTCTTTGTGCCCGTCGGTAAACCCCCAGCACGGAATCGGGGGATAGGTAAAAGACAGACAATATGAAATATTTGACTCTTGAATATATCAAGGACCACTCGCGCATCTGCCACGATGCGGAAGACCGCTATCTGGAGCGTATCGGTGCCGCGGCAGAAAATGCCGTGCTCAACCTGTGCTGGCGCACGATTGAAGACATCTACGAGGAATACGGCGAAGTGCCGGAAGACTTCAAGCAAGCCACGCTCATGGTTGTTGAGCACCTTTACACACATCGCGGACCGACGGAAAATGTTTCGGCGAGTGCTGTGCCATACACCTTCGACATGATGCTGAAGCCCTACATGCGGCTGACCAATTACAACGTAAACAATAACAACAACGAATATGGCAGACATTGCAATCTTTAGAATAAACTATAAGAGTGACTTTGTTCTCACTATCAATGGCGATGCAGGATGGTCAGTGCCCTTCTGCATCAAGTTCTGGACTGGTGTGCCAAGCCGGGCATACTTCGTCGGCTGGGACGGCAAGGAGTACATCAACTGTAAGGTGGATGAAACGGACGCAAGCAAACTGATTGTGCTGTTCGATGACCACCAGCTGCCAGTCGGTCAGCTGAAGATGCAGATGGCCTACCACACCACCATTGAGGAGTTCCCAGGCGCGAAGTTTGACGAGGTGACGAATGCCAGCGACGTGATTGTGGATATTGAGGACACCGAACACCAAGTGATGCTTGATGTCAACGGCGAGACGGCACCTGAGATAGAGTTCTCCTTGCCCGCCTATGCCAACGAAGCACAGCGCATTGCCAATGAGGAGCAACGTGTCCGTGAGTTTGCACAGATGCAAGAAAAAAATACGCAGGCTGTGAAAGGTGCAGAGAAAGTGAATGCCACATTGAACGGAAACATATTGACAGTCACAAACAGGAATGGACAGAGCACCAGCGTGAACACCAAAGGCGAACGTGGGGCACAAGGTGAGCAAGGAATTCAAGGCGCAACGGGTCCGCAAGGTCCTAAGGGCGACACGGGCGCAACGGGTCCGCAAGGCGAACGTGGTCCACAAGGTGAGCAAGGAATTCAAGGAGAGACAGGTGCGACGGGACCACAAGGGCCACAGGGTGTGCAAGGTGTGGCGGGTTACTCAGCCTACGAGATAGCCGTTCAGCAAGGATTTCCAGGTACGGAAGCGGAATATAACCAGCTGTATTTCGATTGCATACAACATGCTGAGAACTGCAACATCACGCTGACCAATGACACAGTTGTGACGGTGACAGACCATCTCGGACAAAGCAAATCGTTTGACCTGATTAACGAGATAGGAGATTTGAAATCAATTCTTGACAACATTAACGGGGAGGTAATCTAAATGGGAACAGTTACACAGAAACTACAAGCAGTCATCGACTCGAAGGCTGACATCAAGGCGGCCATTGAGAGTAAGGATGTGACGGTGGGGGATGCTCCACTGGATGAGTACGGTGACAAGATACGGAGCATCAACAGCAGGGCGACAACCTCGCAGAGGTATTGTGTTGGCAGATGGCCGGCATGGCAGGTGAACGACCCGACGGCTACGAGAGTGGACGGTGACATCAGTCTGGCATTGGACTGGTACCCCGTTCTGCTGGACATGAGTGCGGTGAATGGTGAGGTGAAGAAGCGACCTGTCGGATGGCTGAAGAGAAACAACTTCCTGCGTTTCGAGGACGGCACATTTGCCCCGACTATCGGCATCACCAACGCGCAGAAGGCCGAGTGCGACGTGGCTCTGTATCTGGACGACCAACAGCAGACGCTCTACTGCGAGGCAGGAGCGTTCGATGCCGAGACGTTCTATAATGAATACGGCATGACGCAGGCACTCTATGACGCTCAAGGTAATGCTGTCCGAATTCTCCGACCTTGGGAGACCACAGAGACCAAGTACAGCATCGGCATTGCAAGGAAAGATACCGTGTATCTGATAGACAACGAGGATGGTGCTGACGGCACTATGCTGCGCGGCATTGTTGCTGATGAGGGCAAAGTTGACGGCATCAAACCAACTCACATGCTCGTGCCCACAGCTATCATGGCAGATGCCATCACGGTGATTGACGGGAAGGCTCGTTGCTTCTACTTCGACTATTGTACAATGGAGACGGGTTGCATGGGGCAGAGCCCACTGGGCAACCTCGCAACGACGGGTGAAGCCTTCTATCAGGACGGGACATACCCGCGTGTGCTGGATAATATGCTCGAAGGTACGAATGTCGAATATCCAAACGACGACGGAAAGGGTATGAACCAGCCCAAGAATGCAAAGGTGGCAAGGGCCTGCAATTATGACCCCACGCTGCCTTACCCCGTGGCCGAAGGTGGCTATCATGCGCTGAATGTGTTCCTGAGTTGCATGGAAGCGGCTTATGGTACGAAGTATCTTCATAGTGCCAGCAGGTTCTCGTCAGGCATATCGAGCAATGACTCGGCCAACACCGAGGCTAACTGGCTCAACAACGGAGGCATGCGGTCGAGGGTGCAAGGTGGTAGTTCATGGACTTACTCGCAGTTCTCACAGAATAACAGCCCAATCAGATATACGTCGGCAGCAGGCAATACAGATGCAAGTAACCTCCTCAATAGATATGCGCCAAAGACTCTCTGCATGGAGGCTCAGATGGCACTCTCGATGGCCGCAGAGCTGAACGTGGCTCCTGATACGGAATTTCAATTTTACGGGAAGACCTATATCTATAAGACCCCGACAGGTGCCACAAGCCTGTTGAGTGGAAGAATGAATGCCCGAGTCTATCGCACTCGCGTGATGACCATTGACGGATGGAATAGCAGCAAGGTTGCCACAACGTTCGACGTACAGGTGAGATTGAGAATGCCCGTCATTGAAGGCTTCAACCTTTGTGGCGATTTCTACTGGTATGTCGGCGGCGGTCATGAGGTTGTGGATGTGAATGCAGCCGGCGTCCATACTATACTTAATTACCTGGAGTGCGACCAAACGAAATGGGTGGCTATCACCTGGCCAAAACAGCAAGCGGCTGAATTCTCATTCGAGAAGTCCTATGACATGATTGGCGATGGTGCGATTGTTGGTATTAGATATGTGATGCTTCGTCAGCCATTCGGTTCATGGCCGTATGGTACTGGTACGAGTATCAGTACGGGTGAGTGCTGTTATCATTATGAGGCAGATCTTGCATCCAATAACCATCGTTGCAGAGCAGGTGTCCGTTTCCGTGGCAATGCGGCTAGTGCTACTTGCTCGGGTCGCTATGTGTCTTCGCACCATTCGGTTGTTTATTGCTATGCGGTCTATGGCGGGTCTGCTCAAGTGCTTTTGGACATGGAAGGCGCAGCAGCGACGCAGTCGCAATAAAGGGCGATGCAATCGCCCGCCCCTTAAAAACCCAGTCGTCTCCCGACAAGGCAGGCATAGCGACCTGCACCACTGAAACGGGAAAGGCTGGTTGAAAGAGCGGTGACAAGTCAAGGTGTCCGTTTCCGTGGCAATGCGAATAATGCTAATTGCTCGGGTCGCAATGTGAATTCGAACAATTCGGTTGTTAATTGCAATGCGAACAATGGCGGGTCTGCTCACATGCTATAACAGAAGGCTTGTCGTCGCGGCCAGGAGTGCCGAATATATAAGACGTGGCAGTTAGAAGAGACTGCCGGCAAAGGCGGTTGAGATTCCGCTGATGCCCAAAATGCTCAAGCACTTGCAAGAATGCTGACAAAAGAAGACATAGAAAAGTCGATGAAGAAGGCCGCAAAGGGTCATCGAGGGAAGTGGGAGGTGGTAAGGATGCTGAAACACCCTGAAGAGTATTGTGACAGGCTATATGAAGACCTGCTGACTGGCGAGTACGTCAGTAACATCCACTACAAGGAGATGGAGAAGACAGGCAATAACGGGAAGACAAGGCATCTCATGTCTCCGTCGCTCTACACGAGGGTGTTGCAGATTGCATGGTGTGCAGCGGTACAGCCTTACTACAAGCAACATGACCCGATGGATGGACTGAACTGCAAGGTAGGTTGTGGGATAACAGCACCCACACGGAAGCGAGGCATGGTGAAGCGCATGAAGCATATTCTATACGACCGAAGGGACTTGCAATACGGCCTGGTGATAGACCAAAGGAAATGCTATGACCACATCAAGAAGAGCGTGTTCAGACGTAAGCTGTCACGGGTAGTTAAGGATAAGTGGTTGGTGGAGTTCGGTTGCAATATCGTCTTCACACCGGAAGGAAGGTTGCCGATAGGAACGCCCTCATCGCCATTGGCTCACCATATCGTGATGTTGGAGATGGATTGCATGATACGTTCGTTGGCACCCATACAGGTGAGATATGCTGACAATGTGTTTCTGGCATCCAGCAGCAAGGAGGAGTTGCAACGGGCGAAGTGGCGCATCAAAAACTGGTGGTGGTATGACCTCGGAGTCCGGGCGAAGAGGCAAGACACAAGGATATTCCCGTTGAGCCTTCCATTTGACTTCTGTGGATACGTCTTCCACAGAAACGAAGACAAGAAGGTGAGCGACCACGACAAGGGCTACACCACCATACGACGGTCAATAGCCAAGAGAATAAAACATTGTAAGAACAACGCATCATACGCCAGTTACTTCGGCATCATGAAGCATGCCGACAGTTACCGGCTGATGCAAACAACAGAACAGGAAATGAAGTTACAGGAACTATCAGCAAGAATAAGGATAGACCGTAAGATGGACGCACGGCGAATAGAGGTGCGCGAGTTGGCAGACAACAGCGTCGTGTTTTGCATCTACGACTATGAGATACGGCGAGACAAGGAAGGCAAAGCCAACTGGATGAAATGTCTCATCGGAATACCTGAGACGGCAGAAGGAGAGCTGACGGGAAAGGTACTCGCCCGCGAGTTCCACGGCAACTACTCATGCCTTATTGAGGTCATGGAAAAATGGGAGAATGCTTTCGGACGTGAACGGATGCTGCCCATCGAGGATGTAACGATAGAGAACCAATGCGGATATATCTTCCGAGGAAGTACTAACCAATTAAAATATATTGAATATGATTATCAACAAAGTAATTGTGCCTAAGTCCACAGGTGACGGGCAAGGTAGACTGAACTACCACGACGGTAAACTCGTAAGTTATGAGCATGGCTCAGTGGTGAATGTGTATCTCTTCCATGAGCAGGACGGCGACAATGTGCGGGCAATGGAGCTGACGGTGACGGCACCCATGACCCGTGCGAAGTGTATCAACGCGGCAGAAATGAACGCCTACGGACTAACTGACGCGATGGACGTGGCATCGTTTGCGTCTTCACTCAGCAGGAAAGAGCGTATCGGTGAGGACTTGCATGAAGTACATGAACATGACCAGTTCATTCATGATGTGAAAGTTGAGCTCACAACGCTCGGCATCGTCTGAGTAAACCCTAAACAATAATTCATCAGATAATTGTACGGCAAAGTGCCGTGCATTCATGTTTAACCATTTAATTCTAAAAGATTATGCCTGATATTATTCAGCTTCCCCAGAACGGGGGCAATCAGAACGGAGGAATGATCCTCCCAGTAGCTAACGGCGGTGGTCTGTTCAACGGTAACGGCCAGACGAGCCTGACGGACATCCTCGGCTTCGCTGTCATCGCCAGCATCTTCCCCAACATCTTCGGCAACGGAAACGGTTACGGAAACCGTGGCAACTGCGGCGGTTGTGGCTGTCCCGCTGTTGACACCCAGCTTGCACTCCAGGCCGTCACGGCACAGGGCGACGCCAGCCGTGCTGCTATCCAGAACCTCGCCTCTTCGATGGGTCAGAACTATTCGACCGTACTTCCCGCCATTCAGGGCGTACAGTCTGCTATCGCCGCTCTCGCATCGGCCAACGGCATGGGCTTCCTCCAGGTCATCAACGCACTCCAGCAGGGTGACTGCAATCTGGCTTCTCAGCTCGCTCAGTGCTGCTGCGACAACCGCTTGCTGACCACCCAGCAGGGCTACGAGGGACGCATCCAGACCATCGAGCAGACCAACGACCTGAAGGGTAGCATCAACGCACAGGGCCAGCGTCAGGTGGATGCCATCGCCGACCTGAAGACCACCATGATCAAGGAGTTCTGCGATGCCCGTGAGCGCGACATGCAGGCCATCATCGACAAGCAGGCCGATGAAATCAGCCAGCTGCGCACGAAGGACAACATCAACGCACAGACCTCTCAGATTCTTGGCTACGTGAACGCACAGCTGGCTCCGATTCAGAACACCGTCAAGGAGATGCTCGACAAGATGCCGAACA